GTGCCACAGATTACATGGAGGCGGTTTACTCGCAACGATGGGCAGGCACACGCACGACTTCAACACAAGCGCTGTCATGGCCTAGATACAATGTATTCGTAAATGGTTATGTCACGTCTAGCAGTGCGGTGCCTAGGCCGGTTATTAACGCTTGCTCTGAACTCGCCTTGAAAGCAGCGGCCGGTGAATTGCTCAGTGACTCTACTCAGCAAAAGACCCGAACCAAAGTGGGTGATATTGAGGTTGAATTTGATAAATACAGTCCAGCATCTACGCAGTATTTAGCTATTGCCGCATCATTAGCGCCTTACTTCGAGTTGTCCTCTGGCTTAGAGCGAAAGGTAATACGTTGAGCTTTTACGCTGACATGGTAGCCGTCGCAGATAACACCCTGGCAGACTTAGGGCAGATTGTCACGCTCACGACTAAAACAGTCGGTGCTTACAATCCAGCGACAGGCAATGCAGCGGTTACAGTGTCAACTCAGCAAGTCAAGGCGGTCGTATTTCCTCGAGGCGCTAAAGACATTGACGGTACCTTGATTCAGCAAGGCGATCAAAAGTTATTGCTGTCTATGGCAGGGGTAACAGCACCACACTTGGATGATACCGTTACGATAGGTGCTACGACTTACACGATTACTTTCATCAAGCTACTCGCACCGGCAGGCATTAACGTGCTGTGTGAGTGTAATATTAGGGGTGTGTGATGGCCGGTAACTTTGCACTGGATATATCGCGCTTTGTTAATCGGACTCATAGCAATGTGGATCTGGTGACTAAAAAAGTGGTGCTGGATATTGCTCGCTCAGTCATTAGAAAATCACCCGTAGACACTGGGAGATTCAAAGGTAACTGGCAATATGGCACCAATGAAATGCCCACAGGCACAACCGATATTCACGACGAAAGCGGACAAGGTACGATTGCTCATATTACGGGGCAAGTGCCACAACAAGCAGCAGGAAAGCTGCACTATATCGTTAATAATATGCCCTACTCAATCAGGCTTGAAAATGGTTGGTCATCACAAGCACCTAGCGGAATGGTCGGCTTAACCGTATCAGAATATCAAGGGATTGTCAGACATGCAGCTCAAGAGGTTAATCCATGAGTATATCGGCTATTCGTAGCACTCTGGAATCAGCGCTAGACGGCATGGCACCAGCAATACAAACCGCATGGCAGAATGTACCATTTGCACCAGTACTGGGTACGCCTTACCAACGAGCGAGTTTGTTATTGGCTGAACCTGACAATCAGGAAAAGGGGTCGAGCTTTCAAGAGCAAGGCTTTTTGCAAGTTGATCTTTGTTATCCACAGTCAGTGGGAGCTAATACAGTAGAGGCAAGGGCAGAATTACTGAGAACTACTTTTAAACGTGGCACTTCACTCGCTAACGGTATTTTGATTTCTCACACGCCCGAAGTAAAACCAGCTTACAACGATGGGGATAGATTTGTTATTCCTGTTCGTATTCGTTTTCACACTTACATTTCACAATAAGGAATAAAAATGGCCATTGCACAAGGCATCAACAAACAGGTCGCAATTAAAAAACAAACCGCGCTCGGTACAGCGGCATCAGGTTCTGGCGGTCAGATTTTAAGACGGGAGCAGTCAACCAACAACCTTAAAAAAGACACTTACGCCAACAACGAAATTGCTAGTCATCAGCAATCGACTGGTAAGACGCATGGCTTACGTTCAGTCGATACGGCTTTAAACGGGGTGTTATCAGCAGGTACTTATTCAACTGTTATTGCTTCAGTATTGCGTGATGATTTCTCAGCTACAACTTCATTAACTGGCTTGGCATTAGCCGTTGGCGGTGTAGCTGGCGCCTATACGCTAACAGGCACAGGCTTGTTAACATCAGGTGGCTTTAAAATTGGCGATGTTATTCGTATCACTTTAGCTACAGGTTTAAACGCAGACTGTTTGAATAAAAACCTGTTAATAACTAATATTACCAACACAGTAATAACTGTAAAAACACTTAATAGCAGCACCATGACAACGGGCTCTGGCACCGCTTGCACATTAGCATTGCCTGGCAAAAAATCAGTTGTGCCTATAACAGGCCATACAAAAGACTATTGGACAGTTGAAGATTGGCAATCTGATATTTCACAATCAGAAGTGTTTTCAGATGTAATGTTCGGCAAGTTGGATATTGGTTTGCCATCAACAGGCAACGCGACTCTTGCTGTAACAGGCGTAGGCTTGAACCGCACAACTGGCATCACTCGCATACTAACCACACCAACGGCTGAAACTTCATCAAATCCATTGGCAGCCATCAACGGTTTATTGATTGTCAATGGTGCGGCTGTTACTAACATCACTGGTCTAACCTTAGCTATTGATGGCAAAGCAGCAGGCATGGGCGCAGTTGTTGGCGCTAACGTAGCTCCAGACATTCAACGGGGTTCAATCGAAGTGTCCGGTTCATTCACAGCTTTCTACCAAGACGCTGTATTGAGTGGCTTATTTGATGCAGCAACACAAGTCAACTTGGTGGCGGTTATTGAGGACAACAGCACAGCATCTTCGGACTTCGTTTCTTTCAACCTATCCAATATTACTCTTGATGGTGACGGCAAAGACGATGGCGACAAGGCAATCGTTAGAACATATCCATTTACTGCTCGTATCAACATGGCTGGCGGCATAGCACTTGCTAACGACCAAACTATATTATCCGTTCAAGATTCATTGGCTGTTTAATAAATAACATTATCGTGGCTTAAATCTGAGCCACGATACCCTTATCGCACAACAGAGATTAAAAAATGGAATTATCAGCACTTGATTTATCAACTACCTCTGAACAAGGTTACGAGTTTGAATTTATCCCAGAGGCTACTGGCATTGGTGAAGGCTTTTACATCACTGTACTCGGAAAGCACGCGGACACCGTAAAAGAATGGACGCGCAAAGCGGTCAACAACATGCGAGATCGTGAACGTATGTTGGCAAAGAAAGGCAAGGACGACTATCGCAAGGTAGAAGAAGATGAAGCTTTCGGCGTACAACTGGCGGCAACCACAATCATCGGCTGGAAAGGTCTGAATGATGGCGGTAAGCCGGTAGAGTTTAGCAAAGAAATGGCGCTGCATATTTGTAAAGTAAATCCTGAAGTCAGAGACCAGGTAAGTGCAGCCAGTGACTTAATGTCAAATTTTATCAAGAGCAAATAGACGAGTTAATTCTATTTGCTGAGAATGAATTAGCATTAGGGGAAAAACAAGGGGATGGCGCGTCATTACGGCATCACCTTGAGGCTTTACAAAGACAAACGGGAGTTACGCCAGAGCAGTTAATATCAGTGCCTTTTCCGGAGACATTGGAGTTTATCTGGCGGGATTTTCTCGAACTGAACGACGCACGAACGAGCAACGGGTACACCGTGAACCCGATAAGTTTTACCGAACTTGACGCATGGAACCGCTTAATGAATAAAAAAGTGACAGCGCAAGAAATCAGCATTATGAAACAGTTAGACGCTGTTTTTATGCACCACTATCAAAAACAACAGGCGGCTACAAAATGACTATGGATATCGCAACGCTTGGCATTAGAGTTGACTCGACAGATGTGCGTGGCGCTACTGGTGAGCTTGATAGACTCGGTGCAGCCGGTGGACGTGCTGCCACATCCATTTCGGCTGTTGAAAGAGCGACTAAAACATTAACAGGTGCTTTTGCAACACTTGGTATTGGCGCCTTAGCTAGAGATATATTAAACACCAATCGGGAAATGGAAACCCTAAGAGCTAGCCTTAAGTCAGTAACTGGATCTGCTACAGTTGCAACGGCTGCTTTTAATTCAATAAAAGACTTCGCCAAAAACACCCCGTTTGAAATTTCAGGACTCACAAAAACTTTTATAGTCTTGCAGAATATGGGCATTAAACCCACTCAGCAAGTCATGGAAGCCCTAACCAATCAAGCATCAAAACTGGGTGGTAGTCAGGAAACATTAACATCTATTGCCATGCAGTTAGGTCAAGCCCATTCCAAGGGTAAACTGCAAATGGAAGACATGAACGTGCTTATGG